ATAACAATGAGCAGAAGTAGTGCGGCTCAAACATTAACAGGTATTAGTATTGACGGTAATGCCGGTGGAAGTTCTACTTCTTGTACTGGTAACGCAGCTACTGCAACAACAACGGATAATTTCAATGGTCGTGCTTTTTTAAATAGAGATAGTGGAAACGGATTGGGACAAGATTCTTATAATTCCAATGGCGTTGGATATGTTACCGGTATTTCTCTATATAGTCAGACCGATGGTGGTATGTATGCATCAGCATATAGTACATCTTGGATTCATCAAATTTATGGTGATTTTAGAACGGGACAAATAGCAATAAGAGGTAAAAATAACGGAACATGGCAATCTTGGAGAAGAGTTTTGGATGAAACTAATGCTGCTTATGCATGGAACATGAACCAAAATGTAAGAACAACTGATACTTGTTCATTTGCTGCGGTTACTGCTACAACATTTACAGGAGCATTAAGTGGTAATGCTACAAGTGCAACATCAGCGACAACTGCAACTGGATTAAATTCTAGTAATTATATATCAAGAACAGGTACATCTGGCAATTATAATACCGATTTCCAAAATACCCCTGCAGGAACTGTAAGACATCAAGGGGATGATTCTAGTGCAACAAATAATCCTGGTGGAACTTGGTGGTTTGTTGATAATTATAGACATTCTAATAACAGTAATTATTGGGGAGTTCAAGTTGCTTGGGGATGGGAAGATCAAGCAAATAAATTAGCAACAAGAAATATTACCGCAGGAACTTTCGGGAGTTGGATTTATTATTTGAATTCTGGAAATTATACAGATTATACGGTAACAAAAACAGGCACAGGTGCTAGTGGAACTTGGGGTATAAACGTAACTGGTAATGCTGCTACTGTTACCAATGGGTTGTATACAAATTCTACGTTAACCGCAGGTAATTTAAGCGGCACAATACCATCCGGCGTTTTGGGTAATAGCACAGTTTATATAGGAACAACTGCAATTGTTCTTAATAGAACATCATCCGCATTAACATTAACAGGTGTTAGTATTGATGGTAATGCTGCTACTGCAACAAGTGCAACAAGTGCTACTCAAGCAACTCATACAACAAGATTAGGACAATGGGACGGAACTACATACAACGCTGGAGCAAATTCTATAGGATCATCGGGTGGAAGAAATACAGATCTTGCTCCGAATACTTATGTTAGACAACTTAGTTTTGAATTTAAATATGATACATTCGCACCAACACAAATTTTAGGAAATTATGGCGGATTAATCACTGTTGCTCCTTGGGAGGGTACAGCTGCGAGCACAGGCGATCCAAATTATCAATTATTATTTAGTCCCGCAGGCGCAAATTCAACAAGTGCTCCTTCTCTTTATTTAAGAGCTGGTATTGATACTACATGGGGATCATGGTCAACATTGTTGCACAGTAGCAATTATAATTCTTATTCTCCAACATTGACAGGAACAGGTGCAAGTGGAACTTGGGGCATAAGTGTATCAGGCAATGCTGCTACTGCCACAACAGCTACGACAGCAACAACTGCTACAACTGCAAATGCAGTTGCTGCAGCAGCGGTTAAGGCAGCTGGATTAGATAATACCGTTGCTTTTACAATGGCAGGTTTAACTAGTAATGGAACTATAAATATATTCCCTACATACGCAAGCAGTTATTCTTATTTCTTGAGAATGGGATATGATACTAGTGGAAATTATGATTATACGGTTAAACGAAATGGAACTACCGGATTCTTAGAATTTAATGGAACACAAACCAATTTTGTTGCGTATATGTTTACTGTTAGCGGTGCCGCTGGTGTTGGTATTGGTGTAAGTCCTTCTAGTAGATTGCATGTAAATGGTGACGGTACCAATCCTGCAATTCGTGTTGATAACGGTGCAGTAGTATTGGCTGCTAGTGCCGCATCAAACAGTAAAACTTTTTATGGTTGGTTGCCAGTATCAATTGCAGGTACAACCAAGTGGATTCAAATGTATAATTAAAATAATATGGATAATATAGAATATACAATATGTAGATACGAACTTCATCCGTCAGAATTTCCAACATGCACCGCAGTTGGATTTTTGGTAAAAGATTTGAGTACCGGCAATACAGGTACGATGGAAAAGTTGATACCATTGGAAGAAACAAATGGTAAAACTCAAGGTGAAGTCTGTAATTTGGCATTTTCAAGATTAACAACAGAAAATCAAAATTTACTTGACTATTTTCAAAAGAAAAGAGATACTGTGGTAGGAAGTGTATTTATTCCTAGTTAATTACAATGTCAAATAGGTTATTGCTTACCAGCGAATACAATTTCGTTTCTGGTTATAATATTTTGTTATCAACGATTTTAGAAGAATCGGTGAAGAAAAATGTCATTGTTATACCCAAATATTATAACAAGCCATCGGATAAATTTAAATCTTATTTTGACAATATTCCAAACAGAGATGGTACAGAAAAAGAATTATTATTGTTTCCATCTTTTAATTATCCCGATAATTATCATCCATTATTGCATGTTTTAAATGGTAAAAATAAAAGTTATTTTACCATGTGGGAAGCAAGTAGGATTGGAGATTTTTATATTGATAAAATAAACCTATTTGATAGAATTATAGTTCCAAACAAATGGAACAAACAAACATTCGAAAATCAAGGATGTACCAGCGAAATTTCAGTGGTAAATCTGGGTGTAGATACGGATATTTTTAATTATACAGAACCAAATAATAATGACATTTTTACATTCGGAACTGGTAATGATGACCCAAGAAAACGATTGTCAGAAGTAATAAAATGCTTTATAAAAGCATTTCCAAATGAAAAGGATGTTCGTCTTTCTATCAAAACATCCACACAAACAACACAAAAATTTACAGATAATAGAATTCTATTCAATACACAAAATCTTACCAGACAACAATTAAAAGATTGGTATTGTTCAAATGATATATTTGTTTCCGCTGTAAGTGCAGAAGGATGGGGTTTAATGCAACATGAAAGTATGGCATGTGGTAGACCTGTAATTGTTGCAAATTATGGTGGATTGAAAGAATTTGTTACACTCGAAAATAGTTTTTGTCTAAGACATATAGAAGTGGATGCAACAGGATTTTGGGAATTTCCTGGTGCAAAGTGGTCAAGATATGATGAAGAACATATGATTGGAACAATGAGATATTGTTACAATAATAGAGACACTGTAAAAGAAAAAGGTATAATTGCAAGCAAAGATGCTTGTAAATTGTCTAATAAATTGTTTATAGAAACACTATTGAAAACACTATCAATAGACTTTTAATTTTTCATGTCCAACAACAATATTGGGGTCAATCATCACTTTATAACCCAATCTTGTTACTTCTCTACACCAAGCAACGTCTTCCATCGTAAAATCTTTTGAACCTCTAATATTAACAAATTCGGGTCTAAACCAAGGATATTTCATACTTTCAAATACTCCACGTTTAACCAACATAAATCCAAATCCTGTATAAACAACCGGAAATTTAGTGTATTTACTTTTAAAATCATTCAATACAGTATCGTCCATAAATTGGAAACTACCATTTTGTTGAAAGTAATCTTCATCCCAATAAGGAACAGTTGCATAATGTGTACCACCGTCCATTTTATATAATCCACTAACAATATCTTCTTTGTGGTCTAATAGTTGTTGAAATTGTTTTGGTGTAAATACAATGTCACTATCAATCCACATCATATAATCATAATCCAATTTATTACCAAATGGTTTTTGATTTTCCCCCGCTAATATGCTTCCACCCAAACACATATTACGAGCGTAGTAAATATTACAACTATATTTCTGGGAATAAATAATACTATGGCCTTGTCTATAACAGTATCCAAGTAAATTGCTCCAGCATTGTAAAAATTGTCCACTAAATTCTCTGCCGGGTAAACAAAACAAGATTTTCATAAAATATAATAACTAAAATTGTACAATTATACATATATATCTTTGTTACAAACTAGAAAGGATATTATAATATGGAAAATCAACTAGCAAGATTCAGTGTTACAGAACTAAAGGCCTTGGTTTATGATGAATTGGCAAAAGCTGAACAAGCACAAGCCAATATTCGTCTTCTTAATCAAGAACTACGAAACAGACTACAACCTCAACAAGGTGGAGTAGTAAATCCAGATGGAAGTCAACCAACAGTAACTTCTGCTGATTTCTCAGGCGCACCTGATGCTTAATATATGTCTGACGCAATTAAATTTACACAAGACGAGTTAGATAGTTTGGCTAAAATTCAAACCAGATATCAAGAAAATACTTTCCGTTTTGGACAGTTATATCTAGATAAACTATCTTTGGATGAAAAGTTCAAACAACTAACAGAATCTGAAACCAGTTTGAAAAACAACTTTTTGGAAATTCAAAAAGAAGAAGAAACTTGGTTAAGTAGTATCACTGCAAAGTATGGTGAAGGATCTCTATCGTTGAAAGACGGTACTTTTATTCCAACTAAAAAGTAATACTAAAATAAAATTAAATCAGCCCACATAATTAATTTTATGTGGGTTTTTTCTTATATATATAATTTTATATTATATTTATAATGATATATGATAAAGTTAAAGTCTATAGTTAAAGAAATATTTGACGCAAATTTATTAGAAAACAATCTGGAAATAACTATATACTGTGATATGGATGGTGTGTTATGTGACTTTGATAAACAATTTGAAAAGTTAACAAACAAATCACCAAAAGAATTTGAAGCATCCAATGGAACAAAAGAATTTTGGAATGTAATTTTAAAAGACGGTGAAAAATTCTGGTCAACAATGAATACGATGCCAGAATTTGATTATTTTAAAACAGAATTAACCACTCTTGCATCTGATGGTAGATTCAAATTGAAATTTTTAACCAGTACAAGCGCAGCTCAAATATTGAGAAATTATCCTCGTCAAGAAGCTATAGATTATATTAAAAATATAGAATCAGGTAAAAGATCTTGGTTGAAAACACATTGGACAGGTCCAATTTCTATAATATTTAGTGACTCTGGCAAAGGTAAAGCCAAATATGCTGCTCCAAATAGTATTTTGATAGACGATTTGTCTCCTAATATTGAAGCATTTATTGCTTCTGGAGGTAATGGTATCATTTTTACAGATGCGCATCAAGCCATAGATGAACTAAAGGCTAAAATAAAAATATGAAGGTAAGAATCTATAACGATACACTAAATCCTAATATCTGGGATAATTTAAAATTAAAACCGGAAATTAAAGAAAAACTATTGCAAATAGGCAAAGATTTTTATGCGGATACAGAAACTGATGCGCCTTTAAAAGATATATTATTCGTGGGAAGTTTAGCAAATTATAATTGGTCAGATACAAGTGACTTTGATGTTCATGTAGTAATAGACTTCAAAGATGTTGATGAAAATGTAGAGCTTGTTGAAAAATTAGTCAATGCGCTTAAATCAAAATGGAATGATGAACATGATATACATCTAAAAGGTCACAATGTTGAAGTTTATATTCAAGATGTAACTAAAGAAAATAGATCAACAGGCGTATATTCACTAATGCAAGATAAATGGTTAAGTGAACCACAAAAAGAAAATATTCAAATTGATAAAGAAAAAATTCAAGAAAAATATAATGATTTTGTAAGAAAGATAAATTCAGCTATTAAAGCGCAAGATATTAATAAGCTTAAAACAATAATCAAAGATGCATATGATATGCGCCAAGCAGGTTTAGATAAATCAGGAGAATTAAGCACTGAGAACTTAGTATTTAAGATATTGAGAAACAGGAATTATATAGAAAAATTGAAACAGGAAATTATAAACCTGTATGATAAAAAACAAAGTTTAAACAATTAAAAGCGCATCAAGCGCAATGCTTAAGCAAATTATACAAATAGTTGAAAATTTGTCAACATATTTTAATTTATTATTATATTTATAACTAAAGGAATAAACAATTATGGCAGACCTATTAAACAGCAATGAGATCTTCTTTACAACATTTGAACCTAAAGTTAAAAATAGGTTTATTTTGTATTGTGACGGTATCCCAAGTTTCTTAATCAAGAAATGCAAGAGACCATCACCAAAAAGCGAAAAAAAGACTCTTGACCACATCAACATTCAAAGATACTATAAGGGTAAGACTACTTGGGATGATGTAACAATTGAACTTTACGATCCAATCGTACCATCTGGTGCGCAAGCAGTTATGGAGTGGATTCGTCTTGGACATGAATCTGTTACTGGGCGTGATGGATATAGTGATTTTTATAAGAAAGATTTGACTATCAATGTTCTTGGACCTGTAGGTGATAAAGTAGAAGAATGGACGCTTAAAGGTGCATTTATTACTGGTGCAGATTTCGGTGAATTGGATTGGTCTGACAATGGTGAAGCTATGTCAATTAGCTTAACTTTAAGCATAGACTACGCAATTTTACAATATTAATCAAATTATATTCTTTTTATCCCTCTAACTAAAATTAGAGGGATTTTTTATTTTATATAAGGATATTTATTGTATATGAAGAAACATGTAGCATTTGCATTTGGTAGATTTAATCCTCCTACAGTAGGACATAAAAAGTTAATTGATACTGTAGTTGACGCATCTAATGGTGGTGATTTTTATATTTTTACTAGTCAATCACAAGATCCTGATAAAAATCCATTGGATTATCAAACCAAAGTAAATTTCTTAAAGAAACTATTTCCTGATATACAAGATAAAATTGTATATGATGTATCAATTAAAAATGTTTTACAAGCCGCAGATAAATTAAAAGCAAATGGTTATACTGACGCAACATTTGTTTGTGGTAGTGACAGAGTTCCAGAATTTACCAAACTATTGAATACATGGAATGGGATGGATAAAACACCTAGATTCGGTGTTTTAAATATCATTAGTAGTGGTGAAAGAGAAGATGGTGCAGAAGGAGTAGAGGGTGTAAGTGCTAGTATGGCAAGAGAATTTGTAAAAAATAACGACTTTGAATCATTTAAGGGTACGGTTCCCAATAATCCACAATTAGCAAAAGAATTATTCGATGCAGTTAAACAAGGTATGACAACATCCAAAAAAAAGATAAAGGAATGTATTATACGACTTATCAGTGAAATATTGAGTGAAGATGATTCTAAAGTTAAACAAGCGGTTAAAAAAACTAATCAAGCATTGTATCAACAAAGACAGGTTGAAAAAAGAGATGCACAAGATAAATTGAAAATAGCCGCAGCCAAACAAAAAATGGCTAAGTCAATTGATGACAGAAAGAAAGCTGGGGAAGAGTTTATAAAAGCTAAAGATACAGTCAAATCAAAAGATGAATTGGTTAAAGCTGCTCAAAAACAAGTTCAATCGTCTTAAATTAAATAAATTAAAAATTATAACTTTATACTATATATTGGTATACTGAAAGTTATAATTTATGGACGAATATACAATTCCTATTACAAAACCAGCTAGTCAATTTGCTGGAAATAGTTATCAACAAAAACAAGAAACAACATATCCGTCTGAAATAGTTGATTTGCCAAGCAATGGACATTTTTATGATAGTTCTAGTCCATTGAGCAATGGTACTATTAATTTGAAGGTGATGACTGCAAAAGAAGAAGATATTCTTACCAATCAAAATTATATCAAAAAAGGTATTGTGTTGGATAAGTTGATTGAATCACTTATAGTGGATAAAGATATAAAATTGGATGATTTGTTGTTGGGTGATAAAAATGCAGTATTTGTAGCTACCCGAAGATTTGCTTATGGTGATAGTTATGGTCCGCTTCAAATTAAATGTCCGTCATGTAGAGAAAATAATGAATGTACATTCAATTTGATTGAATTAAAATATAAAGAAATTGATTTTTCTAAATATGAACCAAATGTAAATAAGTTTGATATTCAACTTCCATATTGTAAAAAAACAGTAACTTGTAAATTGCTTACATCTGGGGATGAAAGACAGATAGAAAATGAAACCAAGATGTTGCAAAAAATAAAAACAGGCAGCACAGCAGAAGTTACGACACGATTACGTTATACAATTGTTGCGGTAGATGGTAACAATAACAAACAAGAAATTCAAAAATTTGTAGAAAATGAACTAACTTCCAGAGATAGTTTAGAATTAAGAAAACTTGTAAAAGAAAGAACTCCTGACATTGATTTAAATTTCAACTTCAAATGTGAACATTGTAATCATGAAGAAAGGATAGGTGTACCACTTACGGTACAGTTTTTTTGGCCTGACACCAGCAGATAAACTGTTGATTCACGAACAGATATTTAGTTTGGCGTATCATTCTCAAGGTGCATTTACACAGGATATTGCATATAAATTACCTGTGTTCTTGAGAATTTTCTATTTAAAGAAACTGATAGAGTTTAAAGAAAAAGAAAAAGAAGCAATGGAAAAGGGGTCAAAGTCTTCTTCTAAACCAAATTCTAGACAGAACATTTCTAGAGGAAAATGATTAAAAGTATTGTTTATTATATATTTATAAACATATAATTTATGCCTAGACCTATAGAAGAAATGTCTGAAAAAGAGCAAAGAGATGAATTACAAGCTCTACTGAAAGACTATAAAAATTTAACTGATCTGGATAAGAAAAGAGCTGAGATACTTGAAAATCAATTAGCAACAATTGATGAACAACGATCCAGTATCAAAGATTTGACTAAAGATCTGGCAAAATTAATTACAGAAGATAAAAAACATCAAGAATTAATTGAACAAACAGTTCGTCATTTTTCATCTTTTAATGACAAAGCCGCAAAATTATATAATGTTTATACTAACCTAAAAAATCCAGTAACCGCTGTTTATCAAATGATAGAACTTTCCGCCGAAAGATTTATTGCATTAGATAATGCGGCAGAAGCTTTTAGAAAAACAACAGGATTTTTAGCTTCTCAAACTTCTGTAGTAGAAGCTACTATTAGTAGAACAAGTAGAGATTTAGCAACATTTGGTGTAACTGCTGAAAATGCAGGAATTGCAGCACAAAGAATTGCAGAGTCATTTTCCAGTACCGCTCTTGTTACAGATGAAATTGTTGGACATGTTGCATTGATGGAACAAAATCTGGGTGTAGCTGTAGAAGACAGTACATCCGTAATGCAAAATTTCATGGGTATTGGTAAAATGAGTGCGGATGTTGCAAATAAAACTGCTGGTGCAGCCGCAAGTTTGGCAAAAGCCGCAGGAGTTCCTTTTGCTAAAGTGATGAAAGATGTTGCAACTGCTGGTGGTGAAGTGTTAAAATTAGTTAGAGGAAGCGTTGATGCGTTGGTAAAAGGTGCAGTTGAAGCCAGAAGATTGGGTTTGGAATTGAAAGATGTAGGGGCTGCAGCAGATAAATTTCTTGATTTCCAAACTAGTATAAACAATGAAATGGAAGCCAGTGTACTATTTGGAAAAGATATCAATTTTACAAGAGCTAGAGAATTGTCATATGCTGGTGATTTAGCTGGATTAGCAAAAGAACAATCTAAAATATTGAAAGAAGTTGGCGATTTTAGAAAATTAGACGCATTTCAAGTTAAAGCATTAGCAGAATCAATGGGATTAAGTGTAGATCAATTGGTTAAGATGAATGCTAAACAAGAAGAAATGAATGAATTAAGAAGAAAAAATCCCGATTTGGCTGCTCAATATGAAAAAGACTTGGATGTTTTGGATAAAACAAATGAATCGTTGGAAGAAAAGTATAAGAAAGAAATTCGTTCAAGACAAATTGCAAGTCAACAAACAAAAATATTGAATGATATTAATCAAATTATTACACAATTAGCTGAATTATTTCTTCCTGTTGTTAGTATAGTTATGGGGATTTTGGTAGGATTGATAAAAATATCTTCGATTTTAATTACAATAGTAATGTCACCTGTAACTATGATGTATGATTTATTTAGATATATTAATACCGAAATATTTGATATGAACAAAGCATTTTCTGAAATGTACGGAACATTAATGTCGTTTTTACCTGAATGGAATGGACTAACAAAAGGAATTGTAGGTACAATTGTAGGACTTGCTATAATTTTTAGAGGTGAACAATTAAGAACATTGATATTAAATAGTATTGCTGGTCCATTTAAAACTGCTTTAGGATTTATAGGTAAGTATAAAGAAAAACTTAAAGATGTTGCTACTAGTATTGCATCTAAAGTAACTGGAGGAGCTGGTGCGGCTATACCTACACCTGGAGCCGGTGCTGCTGGTGGAGGTGCAACTGGTGGTGGTACTAGTAAATTTATGGAAGGAATAAAAGGTATTGATCCTAAGATGTTATTATCTTTGGGTGTAGCTATGGTTGCATTTGCGGGTGCGGTATTAATATTGGCATACGCTGCAAAAGTATTTGGTAGTCCTGAAGCACAAGCTGGTTTTTCTTTTATGGCAATAGCCGCTGTTGGATTGGCAGTAATCACGGCTGCACTTGTTGGACTTAGTACTCTTATAACAACTGCTTCTCCGATAATAGTGCCTGCGATTGCAATTATGTTAGGATTTGCTGCTGCTGTTGGTGTATTATCATTGGCTGCTATGGGATTTGGTAAAGCATTTCAAATGTTTGTTGAAGGATTTGAAAGAGCGATGGAGATAAATTTATTTTCTCTTGCCGCTGGATTTTATGTTTTATCTGGTGCAATTGCTGCATTTGGTGCAAGTATGGCAGTTGGTGGAATTGGGTCATTTTTTGGTGGTGGAATGGTATTACAATTAATGGCATTAGCTGCAATTAGTCCTGGATTGATACTTGCATCTGATGCATTATCATCTATTGGATCTACATTACAAATGTTTAAAGATGAAACAGTAGTAGATGGAATAGATAATATCACGGAAGCAATTAAAGGATTAAATAAAGAAATTAACAATGTAAATCTATTAAATGTTGCTGGTTTGTCTTTATTAGGTAATACGGCTAAAGGTGCATCAGGTGGAGGTGGAGGAGATGAAGTTGTTGCAAAATTGGATGAATTGATAGGATTGATGAAGAGTGGAGCTATTGCGGTGAATATAGATGGTACTAAAGTAAGTACTGCTGTTGGAGTTGCTACAAGATTAAGAGGATCATTCTAAACTATTTGATATTTATAATATATGGCAAACCTTAACAATTTAGAATCACCTGCTCCGTTATCCACTACCAATACACAAATTATTGGTGCCGGATATACATTGCCATCAGGATTTAACAATTTAAGACAACCTGGTGAATTGAGTGTATTATATGCGCAAAATAGTGATGCAATTTATAACAAGTATAAACTAGAAACAAATAACAGTGGTTTATTACGATTTGGTCCTAAACAACCATTTATTACAGTTAATCCCAATAATGCAAGAAAAGGTGTAAATGGATTAAAAAGATATGAAAGTAGATCTTTACCGATTGGTTCTGCATTACAAGATGTAGTTAGAATATCAAAATTTAGTGTTAGTGGTAACGGTATAATTTTCTTGGGTAAACAATTACAACTACAAGGATTAAATTCATTTAATGAAACTAAGTTATATAATCCATTGATGCCTATTTTGGCATCAACAAGTATTGCATCATTTGGGATTATACCTAGTCCAACTAGACATATAGAACCAAATTTGGGTGGTGTTCTTGGCGCAATAGGTCTTGGTGCAGTATCAAATGCTTTGGGTTTAAATAAACCAACTCCACCAAAAGGAACTGTTGGTGCAGGTGCATTACCATCTATTAACAAAGCTGGTGGCAAAGGGTTGATTCGTGGATCAACTGCTACCAATGCAAATAAGAATTTTCAAAATACATGGGGTGGTGGTAAAAGTGCAGGATTTTTATCTGGTGTAGGAAACTTTTTTAAATCAAGTACATTATTTGGCGCATTTATACCAGTAGGCCAACCAAACAAAGAAAAATATAAAGTAGGTGAATCTACCTATGGTATAATGTTGGATAACAAATCGGTATTTCGTGACATTGATGTTAATGGTAACGAATATCCTGGTATTTCTCAAAGATGGTGGGGAAGTACAGACGGAACATCAAAAACTACACCAACTGCTTATATAAGATATGCGCCATTTATTGGTTTAAATGGATCGATGCCAGGAATAAATTTTAATAACAATATTGGAAATATAAATAATAAACCATTTGGTATTCCGAACCATTCCGATAAAAATCCAAAAGGTTCTAGATACAGTGAAAATGTTGGATTTGGTAGAATAATGAAAGGTGGTGAAGACGGAATGGATTTAACTACTTTAGAATTTTCCGATCAAATTGTAAATTATGCTTATTATATTGGTACATTAAATAAAAATTTAATATCGCCTACTTATTTTGATTGGGGAACAAAGAAATCTGACAAGACCGATCCTGTAATTGAAGATTTAATAAATAATAATCTTAAAAAGGTTATTGATAATCTTAAAAAAGAAGATATTAATGCGGAAAACCAAAAATATACACTTAATCCTGATCCTGGGTCTGGATATGCATATACTCCAATTCGACAATACAATTGGGAATCTAGCGCTATAGGATATGATTATATTGATAAGACTGTAAAATCTGATAAATATTTTAGTGCTACAAGATTTAAAAATTTAAAAACTCTTGATCCAGTTCCTAATGCTAATGGTGAAAATAAAAATATAGGTTTATCTGGACCACAAAGATCGGATAAAATTAATGTTTTAAAAGTTTTATCAAAAGATAATTTTAAAAAAGAATATTCAGAAGACAGTGATTTAATCCAATTTTATTTTCATGACCTTGTAAATGACAAATATATACCATTTAGAGCTACTGTTACTGGATTGAATGAAAACTTAAATGCGGACTGGACTGCAATTGAATATATTGGCCGAGCTGATAAATTGCAATCATACAAAGGATTTTCAAGATCATTAAGTTTTAAATTTAATGTTGTTGCTAATAGTATAAAAGAATTGTTGCCAATGTGGCAAAGAATTAATTACTTAGTAGGATTAACTAAACCTGCTAATTATACTAGTGGGGATCAAAATAGTCCTAGTAATATATATTCTAAATTTATTATACCACCGCTGGTTAAATTTACTATTGGGGATATATACAAAAATCAACCCGGAGTAATTAAAAGTATTGGTATGAACATACCGGATAATTGTGTATGGGAAACATTGAGTGAAGAATATGCTGAAAAAAATGATTGGAGTTATTTGAATGGAGTAATTCAATGGAATGACAGCAAAGGAAAATATGCACAATTTCCAAGAGAATGTGAATTGAATTTAAGTATGGATTTACTAGAAAAAGAAAGACCTGTTGTTGGTGGAAACAATTTTGGTGATTTTGTAAGAAAATTGGATAAAGATGGCGATTATACAGTAGATACAGATAATACGGATTCATTTTCTAGAAATATTCTTAATTCACCATACGGAGTAACATCACAAGGAGGATAATTTTATGAATAGATATACATTTGCACAACAAGATAAGAGATGGGATGGAAAACGGGTATATAAGTCATTATTATATCCTTTGATACCTGTTGCTTATAATGATTTATATGTTATAACAAATGAAGTATCTACTTTTGATGCTTTGGCTAATAAGTATTATAAAGATTCTACATTATGGTGGATATTGGCCCAAGCAAATAATTTGGGTAATGGTAGATTGAGCGTACCAGCAGGTATTCAATTAAGAATACCGCAAAATATTTATAATATTATAGGAGATTTTAAGTTATTAAATTCATAAGTTATGGCAAAAACACCAGACAATAGACCTTGGGCACCACATCCATTTCCAAGATGGGTAATAAAAGAATTTGTCAGAAGACAAAATGATATTGGATTACAATACATTGACAATTCTACAAAAACTACTTGGGGAGATAAAGGTAATGGAGAAGGTACATGGAAAGATTACAAAGGACCAATGGTGCCTTGGGTTAGATTTTTTTCTAATGGTAATGGTCTATCAGTTAATAATCCTCAAGGAACAACGAGGGATGGATTTGTAATGTTTCAAGGCGAAGGATTTGAAAAAAGTTATGGTATACAAGATAATAAAGGTATTCTCGGATATGATGCAAAGGGAAATCCTCATACACTAAATGTAAGTAACAACGGTAATACGGTTTCATTTCCAAGTGCTACATTCAAAGGTATAACTACACAAAGAGTTGTACAAAAATTTCTACCTCCTCCAGGTATTGTATCAGTTGATGCTATTCTACAAAAAGAAAGAATAAGAAAAGTAACTATTAATTGGAAGTGTTATGGATTTGCTCAACTAGAATATTTGACACCATATTTTCTTACACCTAAGATAAGCGCATTTGTTGAATTTGGATGGAACCATTTTAATCCAGCATCTTTATTAAATCTAAGTTCCGATTTAAACAATTTGAATAATTTAAAAGAATTATTTACTAATAGTGGATCTCTATTATATGATCAAAACATTCGTGATTCATATGGATTATATGATGTTACGATGGGAATTATTAGTGGATTTGATTTTAGTACGCAAGACGGATTTACATATGATTGTAAAACAGAAATTTTATCTAAACATGCAAATTATTCCGGTGTACAAGTAAATGGTGCTACAAAGGTAACATCAGATAATACTAGCACATCTGTTCAATCTAGTTTTTCTACTTATCTAGAAAAAAGATTAACAAAAATACCAAATTGTATTATTGGTAAGGGAAAAAATTTCATGGAACCTCTCGACCAAGATGAAATTAAAGCTTTCAATTCCCCAGATCCAGGTACTAAATTTATCAAACTAAAAAATTTTTATAATGATAAAGTAGAAGACAGATTTATCGTCGGAAGAAAAACAGAATATGGTGATGAGAAAATAATAGAAAAAATAGCGAAATATTATAGGTACAATTCCGATCAAAAA